AAACGGTTACGCCCAGCGAGAGCACCCAGACGGTAAGCCCGGACAGCGGATATGACGGACTGAGCAAAGTGACCGTGAATGCGATATCGAGCACTTATATTGGCAGTGATGTGACCAAAAAAAGCGCAGCAACTTACATCCCGAAGACAACCAACCAGAGCATTGCATCTGGGCAATACCTGAGCGGGACACAAACAATCAAGGGCGATGCAAACCTGGTGGCCGGAAACATCAAAAGCGGTGTGAGCATTTTTGGCGTGACAGGAACTTATGCCGGCGGCGGGAGTTCCGGCGGCAGTGGCAATAACAATGTGGAGGCTTATGCCATTACGGACACCAACCCCAGCGTTAGTTTTAGGCGTACTGACGGGGCAATCAAGATTTGGGGCTACGGCACCATGACCAGTTCCGGCGGCTGGGGTCAGCAGACTACGAGCCTGATCGCGTTTGCGGGCGACAAGTACTACAAGAGCGCCATGTACGGCGGCCCAAGCAGCACCGGTCTGAGCCTAAGCATCAGCAACGGCAAGCTCTCCGGCCTGCCGAGTGGACTGACGGCGATCAACGCTGTCGTTACGAGAGGTATATGATTATGGCAACTGATACAAAGCTGGACAGCCTGGTGATCAACTACCTGACGCAAGCCCAGTATAATAATGCTAAGCGTGAAGGAACGCTGAACAGCAACCAGATCTATATGACACCGGCCTCCTCCAGTAACTATACGCTGCCTGCCGCTACCAGTTCAACCCTGGGCGGGGTGAAAATCGGGAGCAACATCACGGTGAGTTCCGGTACGATCAGCCTGACAAAGGCGAACGTGACAAGTGCTTTGGGGTACACACCGCCAACAACCGACACCAAGTACACACTGCCGACAGGTAATGCTTCGACCGCGGGCGGCGTGAAGCTGAGCGATTCGACCAGTTCAACCAGTTCAACCAGCGGAGGAATTGCAGCAACACCAGCAGCGGTAAAAGCAGCCATCGCGGAAGCAAAACTTGCGGCCTGGCCGATTGGCAGCATTTACATGAGCGTAAACAGTACAAGCCCGGCAAATCTATTTGGTGGCACGTGGGAAAGAATATCTGATACTTTCCTGTTTGCTGCTTCCAGCAGTTATCCCGCAGGTAGTACTGGGGGCGAATTCGCCCATACGCTTACACAAAGCGAGCTACCGAATTATTCGTTGTCTGTGACCAACGGAAGCAACGTAATACGCTCCAAAACCGGAAGCACTGCGGATGCGTATGTCCAAACACAATCAAGTGGCTGGGGTATTCCGAACTGGGAATCCAAAACCGTAACAGTCGCCTCCGGCGGTTCCGGGGCAGCCCACAACAACATGCCGCCTTATTTATCGGTATGGATGTGGAAGAGAACAAGATAAGGAGGATAAAGATGCGGCTGAAGAATGAAGAAGCCCTGCTGCATTGGCCCCTGGCCCAGCACATTATCACCGCAGGCTGGCTCTACAATGACGGCAGCCTGCACCGGGCGCTGGATTTCCGCGCGGCGGTGGGCACGCCGGTATACGCCGCAGAGGGCGGCACAGTGGAGACGGCCTACCGCTGGAACGGCAAGCGCACCCAGGGGGACATCAACAGCTATGGCAACATGGTCAAGCTGCGCCACACGACCTACAAGTATGGCACCCTCGAAACCCTGTATGCCCACCTGAGCAAGCTCTGCGTGACTCAGGGCCAACAGGTGCAGGAGGGGCAGCTGATCGGCTACAGCGGCGATACCGGCAACTGCTATGGAGCACACCTGCATTTTGAGGTGCGGTGGAGAGGCAACCGCACCAACCCGCTGAACTGGTTGGACAACGATTTCAGTACGGCCAGCGGCGCGGTAAAATTGGGCAGCTACAGCAGCGTAGCGCACAACATGAAGGAAGTGGAATACATGAATTATGCTATTGACGTAAGCAAACACCAAGGCAAATTTGATTGGCAGGCGGCGTATGACAAGGGCATCCGCCATGCTATGCTGCGCGCCGGGTATGGCCGCTACAGCAGCCAGAAAGACCCCCAGTTTGAGCGCAACGCCGCTGAGTGCACCCGCCTGGGCATCCAGTACGGCGCGTACTGGTACAGTTACGCCACCACCCCGGCGGAAGCACGGCAGGAGGCCCGCTGCTGCCTGGCAGCGATTAAGGGCAAGCATCTGTGCCTGCCGGTGGCGTATGACATTGAGTATGAGCCGTGCATCCTGCGCCTGACCAATGCCCAGCGCACCGCGCTGGTGGAGGCATTCCTGGGCGAGGTCGAGGCGGCTGGATACTACGGCATCCTGTATGCGTCCTGCGATTTTATTCGCCACCGCTTGGATTACAAGGCGCTGTCCAAGTATGATATCTGGGTGGCCCAGTACGGCAGCGCCTGCACCTGCCCCCTGCCGTATGGCATCTGGCAGTACAGCAGCCGCAACGCGCTGGGCATCCCCGGCTACGGCACCAGCCTGGACTGCAACCGGGTCTACAAGGACTATGAGCAGTTGATGATCCAGGCGGGCCTGCAGGGCCACACTGCGCCCACCCCGGAGGACACCACCCCCAACAAGCTGGACAAGCAGCGTATTACCATTGGCCGTATCTCCAGCGGAGACCGTGCAACCATCCGCGCCCTGTGCGAGGGACTGGGGCTGATCGCGGCGGGCCTGTACCGCGAAACCTGTGCAGATGGCAACCAGTGGATGCTGGACGTTGGGCCGGTATCCAGCGGCGATGCCTGGTACATTATGCGCAAGTGCGCAGAGCTGCAGCTGATTGAAGCAGGGCTGTACAAGGCCGAATATGTGGGGTGATACGGTGAAAAAATTGTTTATCTCCCAGCCGATGCGCGGCAGGGAGTATGACGCGATCATGGCCGAGCGCAAGGCGCTGATCGCCGACGCGGCTGTGGCGCTGCGTACCGATGATGTGGAGGTGCTGGACACCTACTTCCAACACCTGGACAAGCCGCCGCTGCAGCTGCTTGCCCGGGCGCTCGAAAAGATGGCGGACGCCGACGCGGTGATTTTTGCGCCGGGCTGGCGGGACGCCCGCGGCTGCCGGGTGGAGCATGTAGTGGCATCTGAGTATGATCTCAAAATCATCCACGGGAAGGAGGTGGTTGTGTGAACGATTTCTGGAAGAACCTTGCGGCGCTGATCAAGGTCAAAACGATTGTCACCATGGTGGTCATTGGCGTTTTTGCTGCCATGGCGCTGACCGGCAAGTTTCAGCCCGACACGGTGATGACTGTGGTGACCATGGTTGTCGCCTTCTATTTCGGTACGCAGATGGAAAAGTGACCCCTGATAAGATCATCTTTCGCCCCTTAGAA